TGGGAGACGAATTGACTCTAAGGAAAAACCAGAAGTATTGAAGCATAAAGCCTTCGGGGGTACTGGACATTTTGTCCCGACGTATCCGGGACGCCTCAAAGAAGGGTTTATGATACATCAAATGTATTCCATGTCGCGATCAGGTCGAGAAGACATTTTTGCGGCAGCGGCGATGAAAGCTGAATTTGATGCAACGTATGCCCAAGAGTTTTGGAACAGCAAAGTCGCTCAACCTTATACGGCTCGTGGTGCGAAAGTAAGCGACGATCAGATACAACAATGTATCCAACATTATTCACAAGGTGTAGGGGACAAACGAAGCGTTAGAACAATCGGCATTGACGTAGGTTTGCAGTTTCATGTTGTTATTTACGAATGGAAATTAGGGCAAACATACGCAGATGTGATGCTCAACGACGTTAGTGTGCCAACGGTATTGTTACAAACAACTGTAAGGGATGAATCCGAACTTTTAAGATTGTGGCGAGAGTACCAAATTGATTGGGGTATCATCGACGCAGAACCAGAACGCCGAATTTCTTTGCGATTGTGCCAAGAACTTGGTGGAGGTTTAATGGCTTGCGATTATTTGTTCAGCCAGCAAGGTAAGACCGTTACTCGTCAAGATGACGATCTAATGGTCAAGGTTAATCGAACAGCTTGGCTAGACCAAACAATGTTTCGGTACAAAAATGGCACGATTCGACTTCCAATTGATATCGACGAAGAATTTAAGCTTCATATTAAGGAGCCTGTACGTATAACTCGACGCGACAAATGGGGACAAGAGTATGGTGTGTATGTTAACAAGAAAGCAGACCACTATGCTCACGCAAGCACTTACGCAGAGTTGGCGTTGACTTTGCTAGAATTGGGAGAAGTTCAAACTATCAAGGTCTACTGATGTTCATTTACCCGTTTGAAGATTATGAAGAAATCAAACGCTGGCGGTATGCGTATCGCGGCGGACGCGACTTCGTTAATTTGTATCTTGAGAAGCTCTCGACCAAAGAGGACGATGATGACTTCGCAGCCCGCAAGCGATTGACGTATTGTCCATCGTTTGCTGCTGAGGCAATTGATGAAATCAAAGACGCTATCATCCACCGTGCAACTGATATTGTACGGACTGGTGGACCTGAAACTTATCGCAAAGCCATCAATGGCGAATTGGGTGGCGTAGACCTGCGGGGAAGCTCAATGAGCATGTTCCTCGGTAACTACGTTTTGCCCGAACTGCTCCCAATGTCAACTGTTGGGGTGCTTGTTGATAACTTTGACAATTTGGGTCGAACGCTTGCGGACAAAGGCAACAAGCACCCTTATTTTACTGTGTTTGCACGGGAAAACATTCTTGCACACACGCCAGAGATTCCGTTCAATGGCTATGATAGTGTGCTGTTGCAAGAAACGATTTACGAAGTTGATAAGTATGGCCGCAAAGCCATGTTTCCAACTACTCGCAATCGGTATTATGAAAAAGTTGATACTAACACCATTCTCGTAAAAATCGGAAATGTTGACGCTGACTGGAAAAATGGAAAAGAATACATTCTGAACATTCCAGAGATTCCTTTCCATATTTTCCAATTGCGACGTTCTTTGATGAAAGACGTTGCAGACTATCAAATTGCATTGTTGAATATTGAAAGCTCGGACATTTCGTTCATTCGTTGTGCAAACTTCCCGATTTATTACGAGTTCTATAAGGCACGCGGATCGGCGGGCGACTACAGCAAGCCGACACGTACAGCTGATACTCGCGAGGTTGAAGTTGGAGCTGGTACAGGTCGTCGATTCCCTGATGGACTTGAGAAGCCAGGTTTCATTGCTCCTAACGCTGACACTTTGCGAGCTTCGATGGAGAAGGGAGCACAAATCAAGAAAGATATTCGCTCCCTTGTTCGTCTCAATCTGTCGATGCTTGAACCGCAACGTCAATCAGTTGAGTCGAAAGGTTACGACGAACGTTCACTTGAATCAGGTTTGAGTCAACTTGGTTTGATACTCCAGACTGGTGAACAAGAGTTGGCCAAATACTGGTCGTACTTCGAAGGAGCCGAGAACGACGTTAAGATTGGCTATCCCAAGACTTACGACTTGCAGAATGATGAAACAAGATTGCGTTATAGTGATAAGCTCCGTAGTCTTGCAAACAGTGTTCCTTCGGACTCATTCCAACGTGAAGTGCAGAAATTGCTATCATACAAATTGATGGGCCATGTTCTGCCAAAGAGCACAATGGATGAAATCTTCGAGGAAATTGAAGAATCCGAAACAATCACATCGGACCCGAATATCATTTTGTCAGCACACAAAGCTGGACTTTGTTCTGACTACGATGCCGCTAAGGCTCTTGGGTTCAGTGAAGAATCAGTTGACCAAGCCCGTAAGGACCGAGCAGAGCGTATCAAGTTGACACTTGAAGCACAAGGCGGAGCGGACAACGCAGACGCCAACCGGGGAGCACCTGAATTTGATAAGGGTGTTCCGTCCGACGAGAAAGAAGGCAAAGCAGGTCGAGGCAATCAAGACAACACGAACATTGGTGGTGAATAATGTACGGAACACTTGTTGACTCGAATACTTATTTCAGCACATTGAGGTACGATCGTCAAGCCATTTGGGCCAATAGCTCAGAGGCAGCACGGACAGCTTGTCTGGGAGAAGCAACGAACCTCATTGATATGCTCAACTTCGAAGGTGATAAGACCGACGAAGAACAAGAGCTAGAGTTCCCACGCGATGGTGATACCGAGGTTCCAACTCCTATCATTCACGCTGCATACGAGATTGCCTACCAAATCTTGTCCGGTCGTGATGTTGATATCGAGCTTGAGAACGTCGAGAAAGTAGCGGTAGCCTTTGGGCAACGCCGCGTTGATAAGGAAAAGAGCTTCGTCTCGGAAGCTAAGACCAACGGTATTCCAAGTGAACGTGCTTGGAAACTTCTCAAACCTTTTTTGCGCGACCCGCACAAAGTAAAAATCATTAGGAGTACGTGATGAAACATTTCTGGCTATTGGCGACCAACACACCGTGGTACAAAGAGGGTGAAGGAAACGGTGACGGGCAGCAACCGCCCAAGACCTTCACGCAAGAAGAAGTCGAGAAGATGATACAAGGTCGTCTCTCGAAACAGAAACAACGAGAGACAGAGCTTTTGACCAAGCTCAAAAGCCTCGAAACAAAAGGTCTGTCGGATGCCGACCGCGAAGCTCTGGAACAGCAAATCCAACAGCTTCAAGAGCAGAACATGAGCAAAGAGGAATTGTTCAAGGAACGCGAAACCAAGCTGAAATCTGAGCATGATAAGATTCTCAAGAAAACCGTTGAAGAATCAACTCGCTGGAAAGGTTTCTTTGAAAGTTCCTCAATCAGACAAGCGATCACGGCTGCTGCAATTTCTGCGGAAGCCGAGAATGTGGAGCAGATGTTGATGATGTTCCAAGGTTCTTCTCGTCTGGAAGAAGAAATTGAGAACAACAAACCGACTGGCCGGTTTATCGCCAAGATGAAAATTGTTGGTATTGACCCTGACACTAAGGCCAAAAAGGAATTTGACCTGCCAGTGGCAGAGGCTATCACTAAGCTGCGAGAAGATGGTTTGAACGCCAATCTTTTCAAGCACAAATCTACTGGAGGAACTGGAACCGTCGGAAACGGCGGTACTGGCAGCTCAGGACGAGCTTCCAACAGTATGCCGCAACCTGAACAGTTTGCGAACCCTGCCGAGTTCCAAGTGGCGTATACATCTTGGCGGCAAAAATACAATCTTGATGGTTCTGAAAGGAAAATCTGATGCCTAATAACACTGATGCATTTGTACCCGAACTGTGGGCAGCAGAAGCTGTCAACCAGCTTTGGGAAAACATGATTTTTGCAGGCACCGTTCATCGCGATTTCGAAAACGAACTCGCTTCGTACGGCGATGTTGTGAACACCCGCAAGCCGGGTGCCTTCGTTGCAAAGCGGAAACAGAACGATCTCGATGATGTCGAGATTCAAGACGTGACCGCGACCAACATCCAAGTCAAGCTGAATCAACGTGTTTACGTTGCGTTCATGCTTGGCGACAAGGCCCAATCGCTCTCGTTCCAAGATTTGGTTCAGATTTATCTGTCTCAAGCTATCATGGCGAACGCTCGCCACTTGGACCGTGTGATTGGTGCCCAAGTTTATCAGTTCTTGAACAACACCGCTGGTGGCCTCGGTCAAATGACCGCGATCAACTCGCACGACTATCTGCTCGATATGCGACAGGTGTTCAACGATAACTACGTTCCAACTATGGATCGTTGGCTGGCGTTGTGCTCTCGAACTGAAACCCTGATGCAAAAGAATGACCTGTTTAAGCAGGCATACAGCATCGGCGATTCGGGCCAAGCTCTACGGAATGCAATCCTTGGTCGCGTTGATGGTTGGAACACGTTCCTCGAACTGAACACCGCAAGTGTTCGTGTCGCTTCGGACGCAACCGCCACCGCAACTGTCAATGGCGCACATGCTGCTGGCGTTACTGTTCTCAACGTTGACGATGCCACCGATATCACGGCTGGTATGTACCTCGTTGTCGCGGGTGACTGGACTCCAGTGAAGGTTCTGTCCAAGGCAACCAATGCCTTGACTCTGAATCGTCCATTGAAGAAGGCGGTTGCTGACAATGCGGTGATCACCAAGCTGACCCTGACCAACGTGGACCAAAGCTCTGCAATCGCCGCTGGCGATGATGGTGTTTTGGCTGTCTCCAATGGTTATCCCGCTGGTTGGTTGAAGCCGATCAATGTCAACGCCACCGCGATTCCTCGCGTCGGTCAGTTGGTATCATTCGGTGCAACCAGCACCGTCGAGTACGGCATCATCAACGTTGAAACCAACGGTTCTGATTACCTGATCACTCTCGACCGTCCGCTTGAAGAAGCCATTGCCCACAACGGCGTGGTTTGCTTGGGCCCGGCTGGCGATTATAACTTTGCTTACCAACGCAACGCTGTTGCTTTGGTTAGTCGTCCGCTGCTGGTTCCTCGCTCCGAGACTGGTGTTCGTGCCGCTACCGCAGTTGCCCACAACATGGCTCTGCGTGTTGAAATCAGCCGCAACAGCTTGAAGCAAGGTCACTTGGTCGTGGTCGATGGTATCTTTGGCGTAGCCAAGCTGGATGCAGCCCTCGGCGGTTGCTTGTTCGGCTAATTGAAAAGGAACGGGAAATGGATGCGGCAATTCGCCTACAGATTTGGTCCGACTTATACGAAATGGAACGCATGTATGGGCGTCCGGCGACTTACGTCCAGATGCGTGCCCAACAGTTCAACCCTCAGACTGGCAAGTATGATGAAGACGATGTAGTGCGAATTGCCCTCCTTTCCCTTCCTTCTTTTGAAGAAGATATTGGCTACCCGCCGGCCACACAAGCAGGCGGAGCGTCTCCGGGTCTTTTTTCAGACTTCGAACAAGGGGACAAAGTTTTTCTGCTCTCGACCCGTTTGCTTGATAGTAGTTTTGAAGCCAGACAACAAGACCACATTGAGCAAGATGGAGAAAAATACAAGTTCAAACGTATCATAAGCCTGATGCCCCGGGCGGGATACATTATTCATGGGAGACGTGTCCAATGATAGAATGGTTCCGTTGGGCTAAGGCATCAATCTACAACCACTTCAATCAGTTATCATTCAACAAGAAATTTGACGGAATTGAAACTGATAAGACTGAGTTTCAAGATTGGTGCGAAATTCGAATCGAAGGTCCACGATTGATGGAGACCACCCGTGAGAATTTCATTTATGATTACGGTGTGAACATTGAATGTCTCTCGACGGATATGAAAGATGCATACAAGTTGGACGCAATGATCGGTGAGGTTGTTGCGTATATGCTTGAATGTATTCCGTTGAAGAAGTTTGGCGAATTGACAGAGGAGACTGGAGAATACTTGATACGTTCGAGCGAAGTTCAAATGTATCCGTTCTCCACACCCGCTGGCGTAGAAGTCAAACGTTGTCAGATTGAAACCAATTATCGTTTACGTTTGAATAGGAGCCTGTGATGGCACGACAGATTTACTCGCTGAAAGATGCGACGATCAAGTTGAAAGACGGTACCACTCCTACCGCAAAAGAAGTGGAAATCCTGATGGACGATGGGTCAATCAGTATCACTGAGTCGCGGAACATCGAATACAAGATGAACCGTGGCGTCCTTGGGGCGGACACCGCTGTCCGCGAAGGTGACGACGTTCCGATGGAAATCTCCATCACGGGACGTATGGATGGGTACAAGGGCGAAAGTGCCCTGTTGCTCACCCCGAGCGAGTTCATCAAGAACAATCACGCAGACATCTCACTCGTCTCGACTGGCGACGAATGTGCCCCGTTTGCGTGCGACATTTTCATTGACTTCGCTCACCCAGACGGTTGCACTCCCGGCTACAATGCCGAGTTAATTGAACTGCCTGAGTTCCGTTGGGAACAATGCGTTGTCGATATCAAGGCTGGCACGATTCAGATTTCTGGAAAGTGCAAGGCCAAGACTCCGACTGTCACTCGACCTGCCTAACTTTTCAAGGTGTACCATGCGACTTAAAGGGAAATCAGTCCCGTTACCTAAGCCCGTCACTGTGAACTTCCACCGTGGCGATGAAGTTTTTACATTGGTGGTTAAGGCGGTACTGGACGGAGAGGCTTTCAACAAGATTCTCTCCGAACCATTGCCGCCTATCATCACAAAAGTTGGCGGCTCTCAGAGTCCTGATCTTCGTGACAAGAAATACTTGGAAGCTAAGAAAGATTGGGAAGCAAAGCGGGCAACTTGGTTCTTGTTGGAATCGCTTTCAGCAACGCCGGACTTGGAATGGGATACCGTTGATACCCACAATCCGGATACTTATTCCAATCTTGAGGAAGAACTGAAAGCGTTTACCCCGCAAGAACAAGCTCGCTTATTCGAAGCGATTAACGAAGCTCAGAATCCGACTGGTAAGACTGAGGAACAGGCGATTGAAAATTTTATTCAACGGCTGCTCCAACCGGTATCGCCCCAGTCCTCGGAGACAGCCGAACCCACCAGTACCGAATCTGGCGAAGCTGCGAACGGTTAAACTTAACGCCTCCCGGTGTTAAGAAAGAGTGGGACAACAACGATTGGTGGACGCAACAATTGATACTTGCTTACTGTTACGGTCGTGACGTGGAGGACATGAAACTTGCTGTCAGCAAAGCGGGCTTTTGACCTCTACAAGTTTGATGCCGAAGGTTTGTCCAAGACATTGGAGAAACGGTTGGGTCAAATACTGCGACAGTCTGCAAGAGAATGGTTGCGGACCATGATAGTATACGTTCCGGTTGAAACGGGGATGGCGAAATCCGCATTGGCTCCACTTGGAGCCTTTTTGCGGGTCGCCGTCCCCATTGAACCGATTCGTAAGCCTTATATCAAACGTAAGCCTCCAACTTATGGAGGCAAACCGATTAGTATGCCGCAAGGACGGTACAGAAGTAAGTTTACTATCATTGATGATAAGACTGCACCTGGGACATACCAGTACGTGTTCGAGTGGAGCACAACAGTCCTACATTACTACCTGGCACACTATTACAAAGGGTATGGATTACCCGGTGAATTTGCAATCCACGAAGCTAACATGGCTTTCTGGACTCACTTTGAAACTCAAATCGTAAGGGCCATGCCGGATATTCAAAAGTTTATCAGGCGATACAAACCAAGAGGTTACGCTCAGAACCAACAAACTATTGTTGATTGGAAAATTGAGCACATGGGCGACAACAGCAGGGGTAGCGGTTGGGACACTCCGTTCTAGGTGACAAATGACAAAAAGCGAGAAATTTGAACTTGATGCAAAACAGGCAATCCAAGAACTTGGAAAGCTGGCAAGCAAGTTTGAGACACTTAACGACCGCGTTAAGATTGTCAACAGCACTTTCAAGGCTCTTGAGAAAGCTCGCGACGTACAAGTCGGTAAGCTCAAGGAATGGGTCGCCAAGCTCAAAGATACTGAGCGAGGTTTGTACCAGTTCACTGTCAAGTTGGGCCGTCTGACCTCGGCCCTTGATAGTACGATTGCTCACATCAAGAGTCTCAGGAACAACACGCAGCAGAACAACAGTGTTCTCAAGAACGCCACGATTGCTCAAGAAGTTATCACGGCAGCAATCACCAAGAACTGGCACGCTTTGTCCGCAGAAGCCCAAGCGTGGGTAGAGAAAACCGAAGAAGGTAAGCGATTCGCCGAAGCAGCGAAGCATATCAATGATTCGCTGACAGACCAAGCTCGCGTTATGCGAGAAAGCGAAGCAGCTACAAAGAAAGAGACACAAGCTCAACGAATCCTAGAAGCCGTAATCAAACAAACGGCTGTGGGTCTCAACGCCGAAGAACAAACAATTCTTCAAAACATGCTGGCTACGATCCAGCTAGCGGAAGCCAAGAGCTTACTATCACGGCAAGTAAACAAGACTCGTCGCGACCAAGAGAAAGCGGATCGTGAGCGTGATGCTGCATTAAAGAAGCAGCAAGCTGAAACCGAACGACAGCGTATCATTCAAGAAATTTACAATCGGGTTATCAATAACACGACTGCGGCTCTTTCTGCCGAAGCACAGGCCATGATGGCCAGTATCACGGCAACGCAACAACTTGCCCGTGCAAAAGCCCAACTTAACAAACAACAGTTTGGTGCAATTGATGCGGCAGAGAAAGCTGCCGAACAACAACGTAAGAACCGTATTGCAGGCGAACTGTTTGCGTACGCTCAATCGGGCGGTACGACAACTTTGTCAGCCGAAGCGGATCAAGTACGCCAAAACATTGAAGCCAGCAAGCAGCTTGCTGCCGCAACCAAAGTTATCGAACAGCGGATGTACGGTAAGAACGTCGCTCTCGATAAGCAAGGTAAACTGTGGAAACAAGATACTTTGGCCATGTTGCAGAACTCCCACCAACTTGAGTGGGTGTCGCGACGTATGGCTCGTTTTGGTCAAATCTTGCAGAATATTGTTGGCTATGGCGGTTTCTTCCTATTGTTCAACAAACTGCGAGACTCCGTAAAAGATGCAGAAGCGTGGGCAGAAAAAGTATCAGAGATCAGAACAATCTCGGATCGTGCCGCAGTATCATCTGCTGAGTGGACGAAGCAACTTGAAGCCATTAGCTCTGCTTATGGGATTGAGTTCACTGTGGCAGCGGAAGCAGCTTACGCCGCATTGTCCGATCAAGTCACAGAGGCTGGTGATACTTTTGGCTATTTGCGTAAGCAAATCCAATTAGCTTACACAGCAGTCGGATCGTTGGACTCTGCCGTTCAAGCCACAAACTCTTACTTAACTTCGTTCGGCAAGAGCACCGAATACGCATCTTACGCTAATGCAATCTTGTTCAAGACGGTTGACTTGGGTCGTGTTCGTCTTGAGGAGATGGGTACTACGCTTGGACGTGTCAATATCTTGAGCGACCAACTTGGCATCAGCTTCATGGAGCAACAGGCGTCATTGACGGTCCTGTCGCGGAAAGGTATTCCGTTCTCCGAAGCTATGACGTTGATGCGTAACGTCATGCAGAAGTTGATCAAACCTACCGAGTATACAGAGAATCTGTTGCGGTCCTGGGGTTTCACATCAGGCGAAGCAGCCGTACGGTCGTTGGGCCTTATTGGCGTTATTCAACGTTTCGCCCAACAGGCTCTAGCGTCCGGAGATGCTGCCGCCGAGTTTGGCGAAATCATGGGACGTATGCGTGCAATCGTTGGTTTGGCCGGTACCAGCCAAGCCGATTTGAACGCTGAAATGGCGGAGTTTCAGAAATCGTTTGATAGCAACTTTGATGCTTACGAAGAACGTTTGAAGTCTGTTGATATCACGTTGAAAGTTGCACGTGAATCCTTCAACAATTTCTTTGTAACGGCTTTTGGTGATCCTGCAATTCGCAAGATTGCCGATATGATCCAAAAGACAGACGGCATCAAGCAAGCTCTGCAAGAGATGAAAGAAACCGTGCGTTTCTTGATCATTGAAGCAGGCAGTCTTTGGGCTGCGTTACGTCTTGTAAACGGTGGTATTGCTCTTTATACAACGTACACGACCGCCGCCACAACAGCAACGGTAGCTCAAACTGCGGCGACGGGACAAGCTCGACGGGCTTTGATGCTAATGTCAGCCGCACGCGGAGCGGCAACACTTGGTCTAAGTATTTTTGTCACGGTACTTATTACAAAATTCTTTGAGGCAGGCGATGCAGTAAGCCGTTTCAATGCGATTCTTGATGATACAAAAACCAAACTCCTTAAGCTACAAGAACTCAATCTTGCCCGGTGGCAAAAAGAAGTTGACAAAAATACCGCTGCGGTTGAGTTGCGGTTCAAGAGTTTGGCTGAAACAATTTCACGCGTATCTGCCAACCTGCAAATTAAGGTTGATAACGTAACCAAAAGTATCAAGAAGGCTTGGGAAGAAGTTGGCGTAACCTTCAAGTTTGTAAGCCGCAATATCGGTAAAGAGATCGGTGCCGCTCTTGCACAAGCTGATTCAAAGATCGAGGAACTGTCCCAACTAATCGAACGGGTCCAGAATGGTATGACCCGTGACGAGGCTAAGGTTGACGGGCAACAAGGTATCCTTGATATTGAGGGCGACGAATCGTTGTCCCAACAAGACAAGGTTGATAAGCTCAAAGCACTTATCAAGACAATGGAAGCTGAGGCCGATAAAGCCTTGGCCGCTGGGGATATGACTTACTTCAACGCAATGAACGAGCAGATCACCGCTGCTACGACTGCGATGAAGGATCAGTTGAAGAAGATGTTAGCTGACGCCAATATCATCCAGCAAGAGTTCGTACGTGATGCGTGGGGCAATATCAAGTTTGACCGTGCCGGTCGTCCCCGCGTCAAACAAACAAAGGTAAAAGACCCGCAGCTTGTCCAAGATTTGGAAGCCCAAATCAATCAAGCTGAAAAGGATCGTGTAGCTATCCTTGAACGACAAATCAAACTCAAGGATGACTATCTTGCCCGACTTAAGACCGAGAAAGAAGAACTTGAAAAGCAACGTCAAGTACAACAAGATAACCTTGAACGCTATCAAGCTCTGATCGAAGAACTTGGGACCGTTGACCTTGGCGGCGATCTTGAGGAGTTCAAAAAGAAGTTCCAAGAGCTACGCGGCTTGGGTGGTGCGATCGGTTTGGACCCGTCGGAACAAATTAAAGTGTTCCGTGAACTGAACGCCAAGCAACAATTGATGCAGCAACAGCAAGCTCAAGAAGCCGAACAGCAACGTATCAACCAATACAACGCTATCCAACAAGAGTTGCAGAATCGTATGACTGCGGCTCAAGATGCTTTGCAAACCAACTCAACTCAAGCTCTTGATAAGCAGAACGAAAGTGCAACCGAACTTGGAACAAACATTAAAGGTTTGGCTGCTTTCCTTCAAAAAGTTAGAGGAGACCTTTGGGCACAAGGTGTCCAGCTTCCGGAGAATCAGACAAAAGAAGGCAGAGATCGCCTGATGAAACAATCAGCTGATTTGTCTGAGGCAAATGCAGCATTGAATTTTATCAGCCGACGTTTGGAAGTAGCAATGCAGTCTGGCAGCCAAGAAGAATTGG